CCAGCTGCTGCTTGTGAGCGTTTGATTTGTGCCGTGCGGGCTGGAGAGGTAAGCGGCTTGGTGAGCTTCTTTAGCGACCGACTACCTTGTGCCCGCTTAGCTGGTCTCTTCTTGGCTGGGCTCTCCTTAGCAGGTTTGGCATGGGCACGCTTGGATTGGGCTGTTTGACTTTCAGCCCGAAGCCGTGCAATCCGCGCCTTGATCCGGCCTTTGTCAGCTGAGCTGATCCGCCTTCCGGCTCTGGGTTTGAGTTTCTTTTGTAGCTGCCTAATCATCGAGGCTGCTTTTTCTTCTACGCTATAAGCCATAATAAATCCTTTTGTAAAAGAGGTGACCCCCCGCAAGGGGCCACCCCGTTATGATGACGACTGAGGCGAATTAGGCACCCGGACGTAAGTGAACCAGAGTTGCCCCGTGATTCCCGAAGATGGGCTCGAAAGCCATCTCGTATTGTCCGTAGTGACGACCAAAGACCTCTAATGGGTCACTGCAACCGTCAGCTGTTTTGTAATCACCAGTCACGAACTGCCAATCACCTGAGTAGTTCTCAGGAGAGAATGGTAGCCCACCCGGAGTTGTCGGCGGCACGACCAGCTGTCGCATGACGCTTGGCGTCAGAACAGTTGCGGCCTCGTAGATGCCAGCACCCGTTCCGGTCTTAGCATCATACAGGACTCTGCGTTGGACTGCGGTGCCTTGAGCGGAAGCCAATGATTTGGCCTCATACTCACTAACCCGAGTATATTTGGTGGAATCCGTATCTTTCTCAAATCTCGGAGGAGATGTGACAACAATGTGGCGGAAGTTACCCGACACCCTGTCTGCTCCGATACGGGCCAACAGCTCATTACTCTTGGAAGACTCGCGATAGTCCGTCCGGACGTTCGCGTCTGCCTTGAGCAGTGCGTTAGATGTTTCCATTCCAATGATCAGAGGGAAGACCGGGCCGTTAGAGCCCATCTCAATCCATCCGTTACTGTCACCCTCAGTTGCTCCGTTCTCAATCAGCTTGATAGCAAGCTGGTCGAGGTGACCGGGCAGAAGGGCTACAGAATCAGCCAAAACCTCATCAGATAACTCGTTTGAGGCATCAAGAACATTGTCATTGATGGCTTCGCTTCCAGAGGCTCCGCTAACGGTAACCTTGGACGCTTTCTTCATGTACTCATTCTGGATTTTATTCTCCAAAATGCGCTTGGAATGCTTTGTGATTTCTTCGAGATAGCCTCGCATGAACGAGTCCACGTTGAAACGGTACTTGAGGTTGCTTTGGCAGACCTGCGGGCCACGAACGGCAACGCGCTCAGGGCTGTAGGTTTGCTCGCTGAATCCCCACTCGACATCGTTCCAGCTAGGTTGGCATAAGCCAAGGTCACCGTTGATGTTGACATTACCGCTTGCGGTAGTTGTGGCGACCTTCTCCCAAGCCAGTTCATCGTCAACTGGCATCGAGTTCTCGATGGTGAAAGTAGTTTGAGTCAAGCCAGTCCCTAGTGGGTAAGAACCCTTGGGGATGGCGTTCATCCAAACGCTGTTATGTGTGGCACGGCGGGAAACCTCTCTTCCGAGGCTCTCGGTAGCCATCTTTAATGCTTGAAAATAATTTGTACAAGCCATGATATTTAATTCCTTTATTTATATAGGAAAAGATAGAAGTCCGGCCTACGGGGTCGAACAATCATTCCCCTAGTTATATCCGGGTGGCTCATCCTCCGGCATAGGCCGCGCAGTCTGCCAATCTGCATTAGGCAATCGGAACTTTGAGCGGGTTCCTGACCGCAAAGGCACTTTATCGTTAACGCAGATTCTTGTCAAACACTCTTGACATCCCCGTATAATGCATTACGTTTGCCCGTCATATGAGATACACAAATAAGGAGCAGCTGGAGTGTTTGTTGGCACTGGATATGGCTAGGGAGAACAACCTTAGCGTGCTGGACATGGTGCGCGAGCAATGTCAAATCGAGGGCGACAGAAAGAGGATGGCTGAGGTGAACTCAGCCGTTGAACTTTTCTTGAAAGACAAAGCAGATATGGGAATCGCTAAAACATCGCTAAGGACGCTGAGGTCAATCGTGTCGCGGTTCGCCGTAGTGTTTGACGGCAGATTGCTCGACGAGGTTACACATTCTGAAATTAAACAATGGGTGCAGGACATAGGTCTCGCCACTCGCACCAAGAACGGCTACGTCAAGGAAGTCAAAAACCTTTACAACTGGTGTGTACGCGAGGGAATTGCCAACACCAACCCGACAGCTCGCATCTCCGCTTACCGTCCCAGCATCGAGGAACTTGAGGCGAAGGAGAACGCCAAGGAGATACTCACCGTGAAAGAGGTGAGGACGCTTTTCGCTAATGCGGATGGTGCCGTCCTTCCTCGCCTAGCCATCATGCTTTACGCTGGTACCCGTCCTGAGAGGGAATCTGCCAGCCTCACTTGGGATAACATCTACATGGATGACGGCATCCTTCACGTCCCAGCCTCCAAGGCTAAGGACAGGCGTGAGAGGTACATAAAGATGTGTGAGCAACTTGTGAACTGGTTGGCCTATTGCAAGCAACATAACCTTACGTTGCCTGTCCAGAACTGGGACACTCAATGGGCAGAATTGAAGGATACCTTGGGGCTTTTGGGACGTTGGCCAAACTCCTGTACCCGCCACACTTTCGCTTCGTATAACATTTCAAAGTACGGTGAAGAACTTACCAAGAACACCCTTGGGCACGGCAACTACGAGATGCTGTTCAAGCACTACCGCACCTTGGTGCACCCGCACGAAGCAGAAGAATACTTCAACCTTAACCTACGTTGTGAACAACTTGTGGCGTAATAAGATTGACCGTCATTAGTAATGCGTTTAAAGAAAGCCAGCAAATGAACGAGAAGATGGAGAAGACCACCTGTTTTCGGATAATGGCTCACATTGATGAGGACTTGGACGCGATATCGAAAGAGTCCGGCCTGCCCAAGTCTGAGCTGATTCGTCACTGCATCATTACTGAAGTTCCAAAACTAAAGGAGATATATGGAATCAAAGACAGTAATTGACGTCCCAACCGCCGTAGAGGCTGAAGCTGCCATACTAGGTTGCTGCCTGCTTGATGGTGGCGCAGCAAGTGACGCCGCCACCTCAGTGTCTCCAGAGGACTTCTATGAGTTGCGCCACCGCAACCTGTTTGAGTTGATGCTCAAGCTCAAGAACGACAAGAAGCCCATCGACACCATCTCAATTTTCCAAGAAGCCAAAGACACATTGAAGGACGGTGTCGAGGCTCTCGGCGGTATCGCTTATCTGTCTGCGCTACCCGACCAAGTCCCATCCGCCCTCAGTCTTCCGGCGTATGTGGCTATTGTAAAACGGAAGGCTAAGCTGCGCAAGATGGTGATGACTGCGCAGTCTGTCTTGTCTGCTGCAAGTAGCCGGGGTGACGATGATGAGCTGCTTGAGCAGGCCCAAGCCCAGTTAGTTGGGTTATTGGAAGAAGACAAAGAGGGAGGGATTGTCCCGCTGAGGGATGTCGTTCGAGAAGCAATCAATGACATCGAGAATGCCTATGCTAAGAAGGGATCAGTAATAGGAATCTCATCGGGCTTTCCCTCCCTTGATAACATCACCACAGGCTTTAAGGGCGGCGACATGATCGTGCTTGCTGCGCGTCCATCACAGGGCAAGACCAGCCTTGCGGTGACCATAGCTGAACATGTTGCCATTGACCAAAACATTCCGACTGGAATCTTGTCTCTGGAGATGACCTCGGTCTCGCTCATCAAGCGAATGTTGTCGTCACGTTCCAGCGTCAACGGACACCACCTGATGAGCGGAAAGATAAGCCACCACGAGATTGCCATGCTAACCAAGAGCGCAGCCAAGATTAGTGGAGCACCTCTGGTGATTGATCAGCCATCAGCGATGACTGTTATGGAACTTCATGCGACAGCCAGACACATGAAGTTCAAGTACGGAATTAAGTTCTTGATTATTGATTACTTACAGCTTATGCATGCCAAGGCTGATTCACGGGTGCATGAGGTTAGTAAGATATCCTCAGCCGTTAAATCAGTTGCCAAGGAATTAAACATACCCGTGCTGGTTTTATCTCAACTGTCACGACGGGTGGAAGAGCAGGATAGGTCACCACGTTTAAGTGACCTCCGCGACAGCGGCAGCATCGAACAGGATGCCGACGTGGTGGCCTTCCTCCACCGCCTACCGCAGGAGAACATGGTGCAAGTGCAGATACAGAAACATCGCAACGGCCCTTGTGGGACTCTCACACTGGAATTCGTCCCATCCCTAACAAAATTCATAACCCCAAAAATAGATGGAATGGACTAAACATGAGTTCGACGAATACCAACGAGTCACTGGTCATCGCCATCCGGGGGATAGGCCACGTGCCAGCATTCAAGAACAAAAAGATAATCGCTGGAAAGAGATTGATAACGGCTCCCAAATGCAAAAAGTGGATGGAGGAGGCGATAGACAGCATCATCTCTCAGTTGAAATACTTGTGTCAGACCGACGACGAAGAGACCTCGACGGAGCACTGGCGACAATCTGCGATTGCATTGTTACCGCAAGACGACGCTTGGAAATTTATACCGATGATAACGGTGAAGGTTAAGGTGGTAAGAAAAGGAGATGAAGGGGCTATCATTACATTAACAGAACTTTAAGAGACGCTGGGCTCTCCCGACCACTGATGTTCGCGTTGTGGCGAGAATAAATCGGGTACTCAGCACCTACTAAAAAGAAACCAAAACGAAACATGGAAAAAGAAACCAAAAACCATAAAATAACAGATTGCACCCTTTACTGGTGTAACCTACACGAACCAAACCAATACAGTGACAAGTATCAAGTCAATGCGACGAACCTGTCTAACGATGACGCCAAGGCATTGAAGAAACTTGGACTGACTATACATGACGGCAAAGAAAAGGGTAAGCCCGAGATGGGCCTGTATGTTGTGGCTAAGGCTATGCGTCCTGTAGCGGTGGTTGATTCCCTAAAGAACACCATCGA